AGCACCTAAGTGAAGAGTACCTGTAGTAGAACCAGCAGTACCTAAGTAAAGGTCTTTTTCAATTTTTACACTACCAGCACCAGTTGCATCAAATGTAAGATTATGTGCACCTAGAGTTACTGTACGAGCAGAAGTTAAACTTCCGTTAGTGTTGTAGAATGTTTCAAGGTACTCAGAATCTTTTACAATGTAAAGATTGTCTTCACCATTAACAGCAATTGTACTACCATCAGTGTTAACATCTAAAGTAGTAATAAATTCTCCTCTTTCTACACGTAGACTACCGCTCATTGCAGCACCTGCCGTAATATCAATCAGAGAAATATCACCACCCATAGCTTGCCAGCTACTACCGTTAAAGAAGTACATTTGACCATCACTTGTGTCAAAGTACACCTGACCATCAGCAGGAGCTGAAGGAGCAGTAGCTAGGTTGTGGATTGAAGCATTAATTAACTCACATTTTGAGAGATCAATACTTGTTAGAAATTTCTTAGCCATGACTAAAATTTATTTAATATATATTAATTTAATAATGCCTTTCCGGAAAAGGCTGAACAAAAAACAATAGTAATTTGGTTTAAAGAGTCTACTGTAACAGCACCCTCTACTTCAGTACCTCCTGAATCAATAACAGTTACAGAAGGTCTTTTATTTAAATTGTGATTAATTACCCAAGTATTAGAAGGTGCGTTCTGATTATGCTCATAACCACTTCTATATACTGCAGTAAGATTTTCACTATTTCTTCTTTCTATGGTAAACGTAGTATCTGTACCTTGATCAATAGTAATACCTACTACTGAATCATCATACGCAGCGTTCCATCTTAAAACATCAGCAGGATCTGCTTCAGCTCTTACCCAATGATCATACTGCCATACAAATAAAGCTGCAAGATCTAAATCCCATACAGCTAAACCAGAGTGTGTAGCACCCAAAGACATAGCAAGTCTACCCTCTGTAGTCTTATTCTGTATTCTTGCATCTAGTAACTCATTCTTTGCAAGACTTATGTTACTATAAAATATCTTCTTTTTCTGTGCCATCTTAACTTACGTATGCGTAACCTGCAATAGGTTCACTAAATGTAATTTCAATTGTATTCAAATCAATTACTCTAGTAACACCTTCAATTTCATTACCGTCTAGATCTGTTATCAATTCATTACCTGGTACAAACTCCATATTGTGAACAACTGTCCAAACACTAGAAGGTACTTCTTGATAATGGGTGTATTTATCTAGTTCAGTATTATCAATATTAATCACAGGGTTAAGGTTAATTCTCGTTACCGCACCACCTGCATTTATTTCTACAACATTTTGCTCACCATTAAATCCTGTAGAGTATTTAACAGTAGCATTTCTATTTGACGCAGAACCAGCATATCTGTAATGAGAGTTGTTACTAGAAGTACCAGATTTCTCATCTACATAAATAGGAAGGTTAGCAAAGTACCTAATCTGAGTATCATTCAAATCTTCTGATCCTTGTAAGGCTTTCCACTCACAAAGATCTCGTTTCATCTCTAGTTCTTCTAAAGACTTAGGTTCACAACAAGGTGTAATACCATAACGCTCTTCCTGGAACTTAGCCTGAACAGCATTTGCAAACCTGATATAAAGCTTTGAATTATTACTCATTTTATTTCTTCTTAAGTAGTTCTTTCTGGTATGCGTGCATACAATTAGAACATACTTGTTTACCATCTACTGCAGTTCTCTTTTGACAACCACAACTCAATTTTGATTTACAGTTAGGACAAATAGCCATGTTGGTTTTGACTTTTAGATTAAACACAAACTTTTTCCAATCTCTTTAGAGCATATAGAAATAGATCATATCCTTCTTTAGGACAATGAGCATATTCTACTTTAGCTTTAGCTGCATCAATCATAGACTTAATAAGTCTTAGCTCTTGAAGCTGTAGCTTAATATCTCTATCAGGTTCTGAAGCTCTAACATCTACTTCTGCTAGAGTTTTGTAATATAGATTCAATGCGTTTGTTACACGCAAATGATTGTATTCTACCATAGTACTTTCTGCAGGAGATACACTGTAACGAATTACATATACACCATCTGCAATAGGAGCGTTTAAAGTATCACACCCTGAAGCTTGAACACCTAGAGTACATGCGTTTAACACATAATTGAATCCTGCTATAGCATCAATTGATGTGGGCTCGTTAAATCCAGGAGCAAGAATCTCCAAAGTTGGACACTCAACACTCAACTTTGTACTATAGGTACTAGTATCTGCAACTCTAAATAATTTAGGGTTGGCAGTTTCCAATACTTCTAAACTTAAATTGTGTTTTGTTGCCATGTTATTATAGATTGTTCAACACCTTAGTGCTCATAAATAATTTACTAAAAAATAAGTTTATATCAAAGAAAAAGGGGAGTAGAGATTAACCCCACTCCCCTCTTTTTAAGGAATATATAAGATACTCTTATAGAACCTCTTTCACTACACCAGCAGCAGCTGCCAAAGCATCAATGTAAAGTTCTACATCTGTAGCCTGACCACTACCATCAAGAGCATATACAGTCAACAAGTACTGATCACTGTTGTGCATACCTGATGGGTTGTAAGAACGTGGAATGCTGTGAAGGATGTTAAACGCCTTGTAAGTACCAGTACGTTCTACTTCCAAAGAAACATCATTCAAGATTTCACGCATACGTGGATCAGAGTTAAAGTCTTCCTGTGCGTATCTGTTAGACAAGATAAAGTCACGTACTACAGACTCACCAAAACCTTCACCTTGAGTACCTGCAACCAATACAGCATCTTGGAAGTTGGCAGCACAAATGTCACCAGACTCATTCAATTCAGATACCAAAATTTGTACAGGCTCTTTTTCAAAGTGATCTTTTGGATCAAATGAACAGTCACCAAATCTTGTGTCAACATAAGCACCTGTAATTACCAAACGTGCAGAATCGTGAGCACCTGGAGCAGAACCTGCAGCAGCAGTTACTGTATTCCATGCAGCACCATCCCAAGTTTGAACAGCTACAGAAACAAAAGGACCTACCAAGTTATCAGCTTCAATCTGTGAAGCCAATTCCAACAATACTTTTGCTGGCTCAACAGTAGCACCGTCATCACACTGTACAGTGTAATCAGCAACAAAGTAAGCATTGCGTCCCAAGAAACGTAGAGCAGGAGAACCTTTAACGTCTACACGTAGGAAAACACTCTCACCTTTAGTGAAACCTTCAGCATCAGCAACTTCAATTGTAGCAGAAGAAGCAGTAGCTGATTTAGCATCAACAGTCCAGATCTTAGAAATGTACTTAGGGTTGATACCTTTAGATTTTACTGACTCTTGGTAACCTCCGTGGAAAGGACCTAGTTTGTCAGTAGTATGCAAGCTACCTTGAGCAAGCATGTAAAGACCTGAAGCTGCAACAGCACCAGGAGCAACTGATGTATAACTGCTATCAAGTAGTGTTACTTGACCAGCACCTAAAGCATCAGACGTTACACCACCCTGAACATCAGTATCGCGGGCAATGAAAACTTTTTTGTACGCATGGGGAAAATAAGCCATGATTTCAAAAATTTAAATTAACAAAAAAAGAATTATCGTAAAAACAATAGTTTATACTTCGTTTTATTTATGAGGGTTTTCAGTTCATCAAGTGTACTAATCAAAGCACTACACTTACTGCTCATCTGACCCTCTGCAGTAATAATATACAAATTATCTAGCTGATTTACAAAATCTTGCACTGTTTCAGGTACCTCTATTACTGGAGCCTTAATATCCAATAACTTACCGTGGTGACCTTGTACTTCTTCAGCTATATGATCTACCTTATCTAAGGCAGCCTCATAATACTCTTGAAGAGCAACATGACTTGCATAAGATCCTTCACCTGTAACACTTAAATGAAGCAGGTGTGCTGCAATTTGAGTTCCCATCAAAGTGGATACAACCTTTGCTAAAGCTTCTAACTCATTACCACCTTTACTATTTTCTACCAGTTTCATTAGTTATTTCTTTCTGCAGATTGCGTACCTCTCTGATATTGACCCATATTCTCAATATCTCCAGCTAGAATACTTACAGCTTCATCAATCAATAATTCTACAATGTCATCCTTAAACTCACACTCTACATCTAAAGTAGATTCTACTTGAGTATAAGGATCAACACAACCTAAGATTTGAATATTCAAAGGTTGTCTGTAATATGTAATAGCCGCATCTGATATTTTAAAAGACTCGTCAGTGTAGATTCTTACTTTATTACTCATAAGAGTACAAAAAGTTTCTGACCACTCAAAACTAGGCTTTCTATAAATATCTCTAAGTAGTTGATCTGCGTTAGCTTCTTCAGCTAAATAGACTGTCATCCCTCTTTCAGGACAACAGTCTGTCTTAGCATATGCGTCTACTCTCTTGAATTGCAGATAGTTAGCTGGTAACTCTTTGCTTTCAAAGAACTTTTTTCTTTTACTACCAATCAGTTGAGTTTGAGTCAACAATGCTTGTAAGTCATCTACACGTCTTTTAGAAGATTCATCACCTTCCTTAAAAAGATTATTTCCGTGCAGTTGTCTTCTCACCCACTCAACTTGAGCTTTGTTAAAGGCTTCCACAATTTGCCAGCACTCAATATTATCAAAGTCATTGCTTGCTAGCTTATTGAGCCTTTGTTTTATTTTAAGTTGAAGTGTTGCATTATTCATCACCTTATTGTTTTATTTATTAGTTCCTGCAACAAGGTTGGTTTAACTACCACAGGCTTCACAATCTTCAGGGTTTTCAAAGTTACAAGTAGGCTGTTCTGCCTTTTCTAAATCCTCTACCCAATCTTGGAAGTCTCCTTCCATGTCTTTAAAATCATCAGCCATTATTAGCAATTTACTCGTTCCACATATTTTCAACTTGATCCATCAACTGAACCATCATGTCTTGATTTAATGGATTCTTTAAGTACTCAAGAACTTGATTAGGTGTCTTACCAAGAGCTGTACCAGAATTCATATGATAAATCAAACCATCAGGTTTGGTTGAAATAAATCTATAATAGTTAGCATCTTTTACCATTGCTTTAATACGCAGGTCTTCCATGCTAAGTCTTGCAGCCTCAATAAACTGCTCAGCTGTCTTACGTTTGTTCTTTTCTACAGACAAACCATTAATGAATGCATCCATATTGTCATAGATTACATCATTAGGTGTAGACTTCTTGTACTGAGCACTGTTTATATCTACTACTTTAGCCACCAAGAACATCTTCTTAGGAGACTTATCATAAAGCTTTTGCAACTCAGACAATGCTTTGTTACGCAGCTTTTTAACTTCTGTATTAGTTGAAGCAGTTTCTTTTCTTTTATCCAAGAAAAATTTAGGAGGGATTGGTCTATTACGTGCGTCTTCTAGACTTTTAGCAACAATACTAAACCCACCAGCTTCAATAGCATATAACTTAATCAAGTCATAAGCATCTTTAACAGGGTCTAAGAACAATGGATCATTACCACATCTTAGTGAAATCTTATTCCAGAACTCATCATTATCTGGCTTAAGCAGTTTTACCTTATTCCAAAATTCTTCATCCTCAACGCTAATGTAATTTGCAGCTAGTTCTTTCTCTAACTCACTTACCACTTTACGTATTTCAAGAATCTTAGCTTCTTTCTCATCTGGAGGTAAAGCTTTCACTTCTGGTGCAAATTCATTAAGACCTGTTACGTATCTTTTTACACCATTAATCTCTAGACAAGCTAGTTGTTCTTCATGGTACACACCGTCCATAAGAGACAGTCCATACTTTTCAAGACCCATGTTGTTTACCTGTTCGTCAAAGAACGGTTTAATAGCAACCTTGTTGCTTTTACCTTGTTGGTATTTTTCTACTATTGTAATAGACATAGTGATTGTTGTTGGTTATTAAATGTTGGTTTATAGTTCACTATATTTTGGACCTGTTAAGGGCTGCCAGTCCTTAGCAATGACATACGGTTCATATACTGTAGGCGTACAACAGGTAAGCATCAGAGATGCACGATATCTTAAAGAAGATATGGGGAAGCTTTTACACTTCCCCTAATCTACTGTTATCTTAGAATGATCCTCCTGTTACAGGGTTTCTCATTACAATCTTCAATACCTTAGTAGCATCCTTAACCCAGATAGCTGGCATTGTTTGTGTCATGAATACACGGTATCCATTAAAGTTACCAGAAGACTGGAATCCTTGTGTACGTCCCATGTAATCCATAGTACCGTTTTGGTAGAACCACTTCAATTGGTTATCCCAAGACAATTTCAACAAGTGAATGTTGTCATTACCATTCTCAGTGATGTCAAATACAACAAAGCTGTAAGAGCTTAGTGGGTGACCATCAATAAGTGGGTTCTCAATATCGTTAGTGTGTAAGTTATCAAACGCTGGGTTCAATACAAACTTAACGTTAGCCAAGAATGGAATAACGTAAGAAGTGTATGCAAAACCAAAGTTTAGATCCATACCACTACCAGTGATAGCACCAATGTCAGAAGCATTGATTACCAAACCTGTACCTGTAGCTTCTTTCTTGATAGCTTCATTAACAAGCTTCATACCACCCAAACCAGTCTGAACAATGATCTGACGTTTTGGGTCTGGTCCTTGTAGCTCTACACGTCCTTGGTAGAAGTTGTACAATTCTGACTTGAACATGTCTAGTGAGAAGCCTGACTTGTTGTATACTCTCTTGAATGAGTTATCCAACTGCTTCCAAAGACCTACTGACAAACGTACATCATCAGGACCGTCCTGACGTACACGTCCACCATTACCCCACATCAAGTAAGTTTCAATGTCAGTAGCAATCTTAGTCATGTGAGCTGCTTCCAATGTAGTCATGAAAGTTCTGCTCAATGAACCGTTGCTCATTGCCTTCTTAACGTAGTCTTTACCCATACGTGATGCCATCATTTCCAAAGAAGTAATAGCTGGGTCAATGTTCTTGTCAAAGTTTCTCCAAATCTCAACAACTGGTACAGAACCGTCTTGGTTCAAACCACCTTTGATCATTGCATCAGCACGTGAAGAAACAGAGTAGTGTACGTGTGCTTCAGCTCCACCAACAAAGTTGTAGAACTCACGGAATCCAGCTCCAAATTCACCAATATCAGAGAATCTTTCACCGTACTCACCACGTGCAGAACCTTTTCTAAAGATCTTAGTACCTGCAGCCAAGTACTTGTTATCCAAGAACTTAACGCTGTCATTGTTCACCAACTGTACAGTGTAGATAAATCCGTCACCTGTAGGTAGGATATCTTCTGCAGTGATGTACATTTCAGCACCATTGTACTTGTCGTAAGTGATGATGTCACCATGACCAAATGAACGCTTGTTCAATTTGATTTTAAAGGTTTGACCATCAATACCTTTACGTGCATTTCCAGACTCAATGTCTTCCATGATGTAAGGTAAATCCTGAGTAACTGGGACTTGCCACTTGTACTCACCTTTTGCGTTGTCCACCATGATAGTGTTCTTACCACCAAAAGAAGCCATTTGGTACAATGGCATCTCTACCTTTTGTGCCATAGCCCAAAGATCAACAGGACCCATATCAGTAGGTTCTGCAGATCCTAGCATGTTAGCTAAGTGATAAGAATCAACATGAGAACTAGCCTTGTAATTAGTATCTCTTAGAAAGATACCGTTGTTAAGAACCGGTGTTGCCATTTTTGATTATTATTTATGGTTATTAATAAATTTCCGTTCAATTATCTTTTAAAGATGTTACCTGGTCTTGGAATACCTCTTCTTTGACGTGGTTCATCTTCTTGTGCAGATGTAGAACTAACTCTACTATTCTGCTCTGTCTTCAATTGTCTAACAGTTTTCTCAACTGCTTTCTTCTCACCTACAGACTGAATCTTACTTCTGTAACCTTCAGGATCCTTTAGCAACCAAAGTGCTTCAGAGATCAAACCGTAGTTAGGTTCTACAAACTGATACTTCTCTAGTAAGTGGGCAAGTTCATTTACCTTCTTACCTGAAACATATGAGTCATACTGTGGTTGTACCAAGCCCTCATATAGTTCAGCTTGTGTTCTTCTGTCTAGTCGTACACCAGACAACTCACCTGGTTTAAGAGCATTGTATACATTCTCCATGTATGCTTCAGCTGCAGCTTGTTGACGTTGTTGCATTTCTTCTTGCTCAGCCAATCTTTGTTGCATAACCTTCTCTTGCATCTTGTCAAGTTTAGGTTTGCTACGTAGTGCATACTGCTCTAGTTTACCTAAGTCTTTAAGGTTTTCAATCTCCTCATCAACTTCTTCAGCACTAACTAGACCTGAAGCAAGCATGTATTGTCTAGCAATTTCTTCCTGCCCTGACTCACTAGATGTATCTAATGATCTTACTTCTTCTGTTTGTGCAAGTGCACTGAACAAACCTTTTAGATCTTGACCACCATCCATTACATACTTAGCTGCATACTGTAGCTCTTCAGGTAATGATTCAAAGAACTGTTGAGGAGTTTGCTCACGTATTTGTCTTTCTCTCTCAGCAAAGTTTGCTTCAATTAACTCCTGAAAGTCTTTAGCATTGTATTCTTCAATTGGCTTATCATCATCAAATGGAATAATCATTTCATCATCAATAAGCTTAGTGAAGACATCTGCCACACCTTCAATACGTTTACGTCCTCTCTTAGGTTTTTCTTCTTCCTCCTGTACTTCTTCATCAGGATTTAAAAGATCATCTAAGTCCTCAGTGGACGTTTCATCAGATTTAGTTTCTTGTTCTTCAGTAGCTTCAGCTTCATCAGAAGTTTCTTCAGAACTTTCTTCTTCATCTGTAATATCTTCATCAAGAAATGACATATCCACGTCAGGCTTTGAGAAGACATTAGGTTTTTTGTTTTCCTCTTCAGTAGGACCAGCAACAGAATCCATTCCTGGAGCTCCACTGAAAATGTCATCAAGATCAATGTCTACCTGGTCTACAGTAGTTTGATCCTGCACGTTGGTTTTTTCTTCTGACATAATTTGTTGGTTTTGAGTATTATCTCACTATTAATATACGAAACAGTTCTATTTAAACCTCACAGATTTGTAAAATGATTAATTAGATAATAACAAATATTGCAGTAATAAGGCTATAATTTATTTAACTTATTCTTCAACATCGTATTTATTCTTATTTTCTCTTGCAATCTCTAGTTGTTTATCAGCTATTTCCTTCTTAGTTCTAAGTTCCTCACGTTTTAGAGCAATGTTATCCTTGTGCATAGAGGTCTTCACCATCCTATCTTCACGTTTAACATTCATTTGCTCTCTATATCTATCAGTATCTCTGATATCTTTCAATGCATCTTGGTAATCAGAAATTTGGTTTTGGTTAATATCCTGCATAGATCCGTAACCTGCAGCTCTAATTTCTGCAACCATAATATCTTTCTGACGTTCCTTCTCATTTTCTTCTTGCTCCATCTGCATCTTCATCTGAGCTTGCTGTTGTTGTGCTTGCAACTCTTGTTCTTTCATTTGTTGCATCTGCTGCATCTCAGCTTGTTTCTGTTGACGTTGCTTCTCTTCAGCTTCTTTCATTATGTGAGTAACCTCAGCAATATTATCAGCTTTCATAATATTACCTAAATCGTAAATAGAAGCACCGGTTGTATTGTTAGTCATTGCTAACTGCTTTAACTGCTCAAGAGTTTGTCTGTGATTAGTCTTAGTAGTACAGAATACGTTTAGTTCTCTAAGCAATAAATCTGTACCATTAATTTGGAAGTTCACCTTTTCATCTTCAGATGTAATGTAAGATAGTCTAATAGACGGTTTAGTACTATGATAGTACTGTGCAAGATCTGTACGCATCTGATGTACTCTAGGCATCAAGTTATCTGAATGCTGAATAAAGTACACTTCTGTTTGTGCATAAGAACTTTCTAAAGATGCTTGTACACCTGTAGCAGTTTGTTGCTCTAATGGGGCACCTAAACGTTGTCCATTAATACCAATAGATTCAAAAGCTTGATTCTTGAAGTAGTTAGCAAGTTGCGTTCTACCCATCAAACGTTGAGTCTGCTCCATGTTCAGTACTTGATAGTGCTGGAAATTAAGAGCATTCTCTGTATTAGTAATAGACGTATCAAGAGGAAGCATTTGGAAATCCTTCATTGCTACGTATGCTTTAGCATAATTATTCTTACCCCAATCTTCACCCAATGAATGACGTGGAATAGCATTCTGATCTAGCATAATTACAGTACCAAGTTCATCTACTAGGATATCTGCAATCTGATTGTTTACAATATTGTATCCAATCTGGTAAGGCTTCATAAGATCTACTAGAGATACAGAACGTGTGTTACGATCTGAAAATACAGCACCTTCTACAGGAAGCTTACATCCGTAAATAGTACTATCACCTTTAAACTGGAACTGTAACCTACCTACCTTAGATTGATTAATACCTAAGTAGATAGGATCAAATGCTCCGTTTTCTTTTTGTCCCCAGTATGCTGGGTTATTAGGACTTACTTTAACACCACCCCATGTTTCATTAATCCAGATCCAATCAACATGCTCACCAAACACAAGAGTGTCTTTACTCTTCTGCTTAACAATAGTCTGGTTGTATAGTGGTTTCTCAGTAACCTTAAAGCTTTCATCAACAATTTGCTGGATGATTTCACCTTCTTCTGTAATCTTGGTTAAGTGACCTACACGTCTTTGTGACTTCCAGTACACTGTAGACACTCTTAGAAGACTTGCATTACCATGGTCTAGGAGGTCCTCAGACTCACTTAAAATGTCTACCAAGGGGTCATTACCATACGCACTATTTCCGTACGTAGAAATGAACTGACGGTATCCTAAAGAGCCGTTCTCAATACTATTCCACTCTGGTGATTTAGTAGCATCGTAGAAACTCCCATCATTCTGAATACCACCAATAGGATAAGCTGCTGCTCTAGCAGGATAAATATTCTCTAAATCCTTAAGCTGTCTTTCATTCATCAAGTAACCAAACTTGTCAATGACATCAGCTACAGTCATCATATCAAACTTACCTACGTAGTTACCTTGTGAAATGTAACGTACATCAGGAGACTTATGATAGAATGTTAAAACAGGATTCCACAATTCAATATCATAATCATCCTCATTCATCTTAAAATGCCAAAACTCTCTATCAGTAATAAGCATATCACGGAATGCTCTTTCTTCAAGCTCTTGCATCTTAAACCTCTCCTCATCTACACGTAGCTGGTGGTTAGCCCACTCTTCTACTAATGATCTATAATCTTTACGGAAGAAGTCTTCAATCTCAGGAAGTGTTTTTAAAGTTTCTCTATTAAGAACCTGCTGTGCTTCTTCTGATTGAGGATCCATACCTTGTTCAATCAGCTTGTTAACTAGTTCTAGTTCAGCTTCAGCAAACAAAGTCTCTTCAATCATAGATCTTTTCATCTCATATAACTCATTGTAAGAGATGTCATCTACTGCACGGAAGGTTACACGTGAGTACCTTTTAGCAAACTCACCAGTAAGAACATTAATAACGTTAGGAATGATAGGATAGAACTTAATCTCCAATGCTGTTTCATCCTCTGCTGTAAGCTGGTCTACCAAGTCAGCATAATCATTGTCTTCTTCAACAATGTAGTCAGTCTTATCAATAATACCTTTTGCAAGTTTGTAGTTCTTTAACAAACGTCTAGCGTTTCTACGTACTTGTTTGAGTCCTTCAAACTCATACCAGTCCATGTTCCACTCAGTCCACTCCTCATCTTTCTTCTTTTTAGGAAGAAACTGGATAGGCTGTACAAGAGTACCAAGCTTATTGTGCTCAGCTCTAGCACCCTTCTTCATTTGCATTGCGTTTAATACTCTCATGATATGGTATAAATTGTGGTAGGCAAGTTAATTATATATGTTTCCTCGTAGACATTATCTTCCACTTTATCAAAATAATGATAAGTAACCACATTATGGTCAGTAGTAATTGTTAAGTCTACAAACATTAACGATAGTTTTTAAATATTCTACGTGGCTTAGAACCAGTTGAACCCTTTGATTTAGAACTTCCAATATGCCTAAAAGGGCTCATATTTAATTTATACAAATTATCTGATTTATCCAAGTTTTCCTGCTGTTTCTCAACCCTTTTGGCGTATCCTCTGTTAGATTGTTGCACTTTTGCAAAAGATACTAGTGCAGCAAAAGAAACAAGTCTATCCACGTTGAGTCCTGGATAATAAGCCATCATTTCTTTTAACAACATCTTATCAGGAATTCTAGTGACACCATAAGTGACTTTAGTAGGTACACCATCAGCGTCTGTCTCAACATCTAATTCTTCTTTTAAAAATTGAATAGCATAAGATATCATGTGATTTTTAAATAAAGTACCAGTATTCTTCCAACCATACTCTGCATATACACTTTTATTACTACCAATATCTTTCAAAAATAGTATCTGATTCTTAGGTACCAGGTACTTCTGCTTACGTTTAGAAATCATATACTGAATAAACAAGGATATATTGTTCTCTACAATAGTCCAAGCCTTATACCATTCAATAATATTCTCTAACTGTTCATGTGTTTTATTAAGATCATCATAACGACCGCACCAAGTAGCTACTACCTTATCATGCTCAATAAAGCTCTCTATGCCCGTTTCTGTTTCTCTAGTAACCTCTACTGGGTTCTTGTATACAATAATGCTACAGAGAGAGTCTGAAGTGGTTGTTTTACCTTCTCCAACGGGGTCAATACTTGCATAGTATGTACCAAACTCTGATCCTTCAGCAGGTCTCTCATAAACTACTAACACACCACGTTTGTCTTCAGTCTTCTTAGATACCGGAAACTCTGTGATAGGAATACGATTAGACTTCTTAGCTACAATCTTACCATTCAAGTCTCTTTCTAGATCTATAAACTCTTGAGGATACTCTCCCTCTTCAATAGCTTTTATCTGATGTGATACTAATGAAGTAGGAAATATAGATGCTTTTCTATAAGCAAAGGCTTCCTGAATGTTTGTAGGTTTCTGTGAAATACGTAATTGATACTGTTCAGGTGTAAGATCTTTTTGCCACTTAGCTCTTTCTTCCTGAATAGCCTGCAAAGCTTCTTGTACAAGAGAGTTGCCATAGTCATCAATAAACGGTGGCATACTCCACTGCTCAGGAATAAACAACCCTGCTGTACCTAATGTACCGTCTGCATCCATAAGATTAGTTTCTACAGAATAGATATCATTAGCATCAGGATTAAGAATCATCTGCTTTAATGGTTCACACTGATCCAAATCACCCACAGAACCTGCTGCAATAAACATACCTGTAGTCATCTGACCAGAAGACATTGCGGGTCTGATGTACTCATAAGTCTTTGACATCTTAGGAGCAATACCAGCCTCCTCATGAAAGAAGTAAGTTACAGGACCCCCTACACCCGTAGTAGCATCTTTCTCAAATGACATACCCTGAATCTTAGACATAAGACCCTTGTTCATTTTCTTACCTCCAGTACGTACTTCAATTTTCTGCTCCCATAACAAAACCTTGTTAGGATTACTAGGTCTGTACCAAGCAGTATGCTCATTTAAAAAGTTTGCGTATTCATCCAAAAACTTCCAAGAACCTTTATCGTTGATATAATCTTTAAGTGCTGCTCCAATCTTTAAAATAGCACCCTCTTCAAACCAGTAAGTGTTGATCAACTTACCCATATGAAAGTATGAAGAAGCTATCTGACGTTTCTTGAGAATAGCTGAGTGTTTGTAATTCAGTTCTGCCAGAGTCTCATATAGTGCCATATGGTACTGCGCATCCCTAACCTTTGCAAAACCATACTTCTTCTCTTCTTTATCATAAATGGGTAAGAAATTCAACCACATATAGTAGTCTCTACTTAAATACCAATCTTGGTCTTTACCCTTGTAAATAACACCAACACGGCATTTATTTTTCTGATCTTCCCAATATTCTATAAAATCTTTTGAACGGAATGGGGCAATTGTATAAACCCCATCTCTATTGAATTTACGGGCCTCAGCGTTAAATTCTAAAGCTGTTTCATCAAAGTTATAAAGACCAGGTTCCTTGTAAAGTTGGGTTAAGTACTTGACAAAGTCATTTTTATCACCGAACTTTACCTCAGTCCAAACTTTAGTAGACCCATCATATGTAGGAATAACGTACTCCATTACATTTGATCATATGCTAGTCCTTGACCTCCTCGTACTGTAGATTTCTGCTCCTCCATTAAATCAGAATAAGCTCCTTTGAAAGAACTTCTGATCTGTTCAAATTTGGCTGCAGCATTAACAATAGAGTTGATGTTACCATCTCTACCATGTTCAATAGGAGTTATTTCCATATACCTAGCAAGTTTATCTAACATACTTTGGATCCCTTTGTAGGCTCTAAACGTTGGAGTCTCATACATCTGTTTACAAAGTTTAACTGCATCTAAAATCATATCATCTTCAACAGAAAACTCTGCATCTATTTCTTTTAGGATAAGTTCTTCCTTTTGAATCTCTGGTACAGAAAAGAATGGATTAAGATCTGGATTAGGACAAGTCATATAAAACACATAAGTGTAAATCTTTGTGTAGTCCTCTGGGAACTCATCCATAATTATTTTTAATGTCTTTAGTGTATAACAGTGTTCACTAGGAATAACCTTTCCGTTCTGAACATCAAATAATCTTACTATCATAGTTTGTGTCTATTCTCATTCAACCAGTGAATGATATTCTGTACTTCTTCTTTTAGATACGGTAACTTGTATCTTTTAATATCCTTAATAACAGGTTCTCCTTGATCTGTCTCTGCAAGAATTGGATAACCGTTTTCATCCTCATCTTCTTTCTCAAACATCACATGCTGAATAATCATATCTCCAGCTCTAAGCTTAGGGTTGTGCTTAAGCATCATATACATGTACAAAGAAAGCTGAAGATTGTAGTGATTCAAGTTACAATCATCCATATGCGATACAGGAAAGTTCATCTTCTGTGATATACCCTCCCAGTTTACGTATGAAGATTCTTTAATCTCCTTGTTAGTCTTGTAATCAGTAATGTGAATAGTACCATCTACAACTTCTACAAGATCTGCTTGACCACATACACCAATACTTTTCATGTATACAAAGTGTTCAGGGTATACACCTTCCGTAAGACGTTGTCTAGGAGCAAGTTTATAACCTTCATCATCTGATATAGGGTGAATAATAGGAACTTCTACCCCATATCTTTCTAAAGTCTCTAAACCTAGTATATCTTCTTCACGTTGATTATGATACCAGTTACCTACACTGATAGCACGTTGAGACTCTGCCTCCCATGCTCCAATGATTTCTTCCGGTGTCATACCAAACCATTTAGATTTCTTACTCCTAGATGATCTGCTAGCTACCTTCTTCTTATCAAAAGGCTGCTTGAGTTTACCAATTAAAGTAGTAACACTAATCCAATTGATATCTTCCCCTTCTTTTACAGATACATACTTATGAGTTTCTGGAATAAATTTAACTGACATAGATTTACCATTTACCTTCAGGACATTCACTATCCAAACTTCTTGTCTTCAGCTTTAAGCTACATCCACAGCTACTACAACAAGGTTGAGTGCCTGGAGCAAAACAAGAATCTCCTTTTAAATCAATAAGAGGACATTCATTACAGATTTCCATTCTAGCTTCTGCTAGTCTTTCTATTTCTGTAGTGCGGGAAACATAGTTCTTTAAACCATCAAGGATTAAAAATCTATTCTTCCAGATCTGTTGAAGTTTTTTTACGAGTTTCATAATGTTCTTTCTTTTCAGTCCATTCATCCTCAAACATATTCATGGCGTTCTTAAGTTGAGAGTGTCTTACACTAAGCTCATCATACTGCTTATATCCACTAAATGAACTTTGATCTACGTCTTGTAGCTTTCTTTCAGTAGCATTCATAAACATTCTAAGTTTCTTTGCTCTTAGTGTAAAGGTTCCTAAGTTATCTACACGCACACGTATGTGTTCAAGGCTTGTCAAAGCTTTGCGTACCTTCTTCCAGTACATATGTATTAGATCAGATACTAAAGATTCAGGAACATTCAGCTCATTAGCTGTTTGCTTCATTAGCTTCCACGGTTTCCTTGGGTTCAATGTGTGCAAATTTGTAGTCTAATAAGATATTACCAGCAGCTTGCACCTGCATATCAGGATTTAAGCCTATTGTAGTCTTCTTATTACGACCGGATTTATAAATTAAGCCTTTCTTAGTAGCCTTAGTTACAGCATTACGAGCAGACTGTGAAGATTTAAAAATTTTTCTCTCAGATACATAAGAGCAAAACTCTGATAAATCAGTCTCCTCTTTCAATCCTAGTACAGTAAGGAACTCAAGATCAGCTTCACTTACCTTGATACCGTTCAAATAACAGTATGTAAGTATTTGAAATTTAGTAATCTCACGTCTGGACATTACCACTTTCTTAGCTACTTGATTCACTAGTGCCATCATTAATCACGTTTTAAAGTTCTTACAGGGAGATCTTCCTCATCCTCTTCTGGCTCTGGTGCCATCATATTAGCCAATGCCACTTGAGCTTGTACACGTTTTACACGCTGCATCTCAATATCTGTAAGCAATGTTTCATACTTAAGCTGTGCTTCTAAATGAGGAAGCATAGATTCATATTGATCCGTCATTTCCTGACGTTTTGCTAGAATCTCTTCTTGAGTCATTTCGTTATCTGACATGATAAATATTTGTTGGTTACACTATAAATATACATTAAAAGTTTAAACATTGCAAATTTATTACTATATTGCAGTATGCAGCAATGGATAATATACTACCTACCAGACAATCCAAATCCAATAGGTCTGGGATACGATATGGAGGTTAGACATCCTAACGGACACATTGAACGGATACCTCAAATAGTGCACTACTTTGAAAACAATTAAGTGGATCATACTGCTTTTTTCTTTTACTCTCCAAGCACAGGAGTGTAACCCTTACTATACTATACCTAAATACGAGTTATCCAAAAAAAAATCTGGAGGTGTAGGATACGTAGCTTGTCTTCATGCTAGAGGAGTAGTGGCTGAGGTTGGATACAATAACACCTTTGTTGGTATACTAGCAATGGGTCAGGGACACCACGGTGCTACATACACATTCCTACAATATGAGTTTGCAATTCGCGAATTAAGAATCTATGGAGGGCCTGCATACAGACTAAACCATGACCCTGCTTTCTTAATTGGTAGAATGGGTGCTGATTATCAGCTGTATAAAAATTTATATTCTACATTTAGTATATTGCAAGTAAATACAAATTTAAACTACGTCCATCTAGGACTTAAATTAATCATATAATGTCTAGAGAAAAAGACGAAACTTGGAGAGATCTGTTACGTAATGAACGTGAAGTAATGACACGTAGATTAGAAGAGATGCAAAAGAAAAACGATTTCTCTACTCTACAAGATATGCTTGAAGTAAAAAAACACATTGAAGAACTAAACAGTAAGATCAGTGCATCTTATAACAACACATCCAGTCAAGAAAAGTGATCTAGGTTTTCATGCCAACCTCTTTGGTGGTAAACTGCTTGCATGGTTAGACGCTGCAGGGGCAGCCTATGCTATGGAAGTATGTGACACCCCACGTATGGTTACTATAATGATTGATAAATGCCTATTTAAAAAACCAGCCAAAGAAGGTCAACTAATCAAGATCTACGGAAAAGTAGTACACATTGGTAACACATCCATTACTTTCTATCTTGAAGCTAGAGCACACAACGTATACTCCGGTCAGCAGTCTGTTATCCTATCAACCAATATAAGATTTGTAAGAATTGATGAGAGTGGTGAACCCATTCCCATCTCAGATAGAGTAAAACAAAAACACAATGGATCACAGCAATGACCTTAAATGGCATATCAGAGAGTGGCAAGAAGCCCGGTACAACATCAACGCTGATATGAAACGTATGATGTATCACGCTAAAGAAATTAAAAGACTGCAAGATGAAAAACTGGATGCTACAAGTAAAGACGCTTAAAACATGGGGACACTTCTCCCTACTACCTTCAATCCTTATAGGATATACACTAAAACTAAACGGATACTACTCCATTGAAATAGGATGGGGTAGATGGTTCATAGCATTAGACATAATCCCAAAATCATACTAACATGACAGAACTTGATATTCAAACAATACTAGAAATTCAATACCTGAAAGGACGTATTGATGAACTACATAAAGCACTACCCACAATTACAAACCTAGAACGTAAACGTAAACTAGATCTACGACTTGATAAGTACTATCAAAAATTAAAGGCTACAGACGAAATAGCTTATCACCTCTACTTAGTAGAAACAGTAAATAGAGATCACTCCAAAAGAAAAGGTATTAGTGAGATTAAAGATCTACTACAAGAAATACATGATAGTATAGACGATACAGTACTACGAATCAAAATAGAAGACCAAATAAAAAGATATACACCATGACCATGTTCTTTGTCACACTGTTCTTCCTTACATTATTCCTTCTACGACTAGCTGATCAAGAGGACTCTTAAAAAAATTTTACCTCCTTATATCTAAGTTAATCCCTATACTTAACTTGACAAGGAAACCCCTCCCATTCTTAGTCCAGTACTCCACAGAGTTCAAAGCCTGCTGCCATAAGTCATCATCAAAGTATACTCCTCCATCTGGATCCCTTTGATAACTTCCCCATACCTTCCTGTTTCTTCTCATATACGCCTCACTGTATATTGCAATATCAGTATACATATACGGACTCTGAAACAACTTGTACCCAAAACCAAACTGTACACCCCTCTGCAATACATTGAAACTATTAGTATGCAAAAACACACTGTCTATACTGTAGTTTACAACGCCACTACTATCCACTATAGCACTCTGCCACGTCTCTAAATGAAAGTTCTTACGGGTATACATAGTTACACCATACCCTCCAGAAAAGTAAAACCCCTTATTATCCTTGTACCGGATACGCAAATCAGAACTGTGCCATTGCTCTACAGGATAACACCGCACACCTACATATCCCAACACATTTCTACTGCTCCACTTCTCATTACTAAAAAAGTCTCCACGGCCTGCACCCAATGCAATATTCCTATAAGGCATATAACCATCAAAGTCAAACAAACCATAAGCCTCCCAACTGAAAATATCATTAATTCCCACCTCCATACCTAAACCATACTGTACCCTCTCCTCACTATTAATAAAGTTGGGAACACTTAAGTTATTGTAGTCTGCAGAAAAATTAAGCTTGTTGATTGCTATCTGTCCGTGAATACAGACAGGGAAGGTAATAAAGACAATAAGGTTTACCCACCAGCGCATGATTATATGTTTCTACATAAATAAGATACAACTATATTAAACCAATTACAAATAAACCCCGTAGGTACACATAACAATTCACACCCCCACACAACAATACTGGTAATGGTAATTTTGTGTATTTGGCATTAACGTGACTCCTATGCTAACTACTCCCCCACTAAATCTTGGCGGGCTGCCACCCGCCTTGATAAATTGTATAACCTAAAATTATTAGAAACTATGGCAACTATTAAAATGATCAGAGAAACAGAAAAGAGCTACTTAGTCTTGGTGAAGCAACATGCTTGGGAGTTTGCAGGAAGACCTGCTTACGTAGCAAAGGCACAGGAGCTAGCAGAAGGAGATGTTGTAAACATTCCTGATGGATTTGTCTTTAAGCCAATGATTGACAAAGAGGGTAATGCTATTACTACTCAAGACGGTCAGCCAAAGCATAC